CAATCGTCTGCCCCCATGTCCGACACTTCGGGGATGCCACCACCTTCCGGTGGTGGCTCCCCACTCCCCCCAGTAACACCATTGGGCGCTCCGTCTGAGCGTCCCGATGAACCTGTTACTGCCGGTGCCCCAGTGGGTGAGGGACCAGGGCTAGAAGCCCTGGGGATGGGTGACCCGAAGCCAGAAATGGCTGCGCTGAAGAAGTATCTACCACTACTAGAACCCGTGGTTAACAGGGCTGACGCACCAGATTCACTGCGTCAGTTGTACATGTTCGTTCGCGACAGCTAGGGACAAACTTGCCTTCATTCTTTGAGGACTTGTCAGCGTTCACTGAGGCTCTTGGCCCAGAGAACGCCCCTATTGTGCTGCCCTTAGCACAGGTCCACTGGCCTGATGCAGCCGCTCGGGACGAGTTCATCTCCGCACTGGTAGGCGGTGGCACCGATGGCGGTTAATCTAGGTGGCAGTGTCGGTGCGGTTGCACCGAAGAAGAAGAAAAAGAAGCAGAAGCCGTCAGGTGGAACCATTGTTCCCGTTGGTGGCGAAACCCCCATCGGGTTGTACAGCTCAAGTGGTCAACTGAAAGAGGTTGCACCCAAGCGGCAGTACGCGATTGCTAAGCGAGACAAGTCCGGGGAGATGAAATACTCCCCCGGCTTCACTGTGAATAACGGTGAGGGAATCACAGTTAAGAAGAACTCAAAAATCAATACCGAGAAGTATCGGTATGGTGGCGGGTATCTCCAAGGTGCCCCACAGTGGTCATCGCAGGAACAGTTCGATGCGGTCACCCAGCAGCAAGAAGGTGACTCAAACATCTGGAGTCTGTTCAAGCGCAATGTGGGTGAGAACTCTGTCATCAATGCGGTGGTCGGTGGGTTCTCCACCGTCACGGGCTTTGCTGGCAAAGCCATCGAGCAGGTAGATGACAAGGTTTACAACCCACGTAACCGTGTGCTCGGTGCCGCTTCCGCGTTTGTTAACGCGAACTCGGAAGGTTTTGGCGACTGGCAGAAGTCGTGGGATGGGACGTATGGGCTGCACTACGGGCAGGCCGCTGCACAGATGGCCCCGTGGGCACCCAATAGTCCACTGTTGGGTATCAACGACTCTGATGTTGAGCGCGGTGACCTGACCGACGAGCAGTATGCCGATGCGGTAGCACGCGAGGATCGACAGAAGTTCGACCCCGCGAACCCAGACGACCATTCCCGCATTCAGGACTGGTCGCAAGAATCGTGGCCGGGTAAGTACACCACCATGATGATGACACTTGGTGTCGAGATTGGACTCGACCCACTCGTCGGAGTGGGTAAGGGAATCAAGGCCACCAAGGGTGGACTTCTTGGTTCTAACATGGCGAAGTCACTCGGCAAGGGTGGCGTTCTACGCATGTGGGACCAGGGTGCCGCTCTCGCTAAAGGTGGCGAGGTGCTGCCGTGGGCCACCAAAGAGAGCTTCATTGCAGCCGGGTACACGTCCCGTCAAGCTAAGCGTGCCGCCCGTCAAGACTTTAAGGCCGCGAAGCGTGCCGAATCGGCGGCGAGAGATTTACGTTTCTTCGCTAACGAGAACAACATCAAGGTCATTGAGAAGCACAGCCTTGTGGCGAACTCGTCAAACCCGGCTGGGTTTGCCGCGATCCTGTCAGACATTGACAACACTGACGAGGTTGCCGACGTATTCAAGTTCTTTGCCGGTGACGAAGATGCAGTCCTTCGGGTTGAATCTTCTCGGGCGTCCATTGCCCAAGAAATGCGTGCAGCGAAGGCTCACGCGGATAGCCTCTCCGGTGGGTACATGGGGACCAGTGTTCCCGGTGGCCTGGGTGACGAACTGTCCCGCCGCTCATGGAAGAGCATTGACGAAGAGAACGCCTACATTCAGTCATTTGTTGACGACCTCGCGAAGAGGGAGTCGAAGCTTGCCGACCTTCTTGAAATGCAGGGTGAGGTTGACTACCTCACTCAAGGGGTTTTCACTAAACCCGGCGTTTCAAGCTTCAAGGCTGTTGAGTCTTGGAAGATTGCTAGGGCTAAGGCGAACGGTGAGGCCGCGCTAGATACGGCTGTGTTCATCAAGAACAGGCCGTTCTCTACACCTGTCCGTGTCGTGCGATGGATGGGCAAGCAACGCCCGTCTAACTGGGTGCCGATCTCTGGCATTTCTGATGTGAAGTCAGGCAGTGAGTCAATGACTGCCTGGTTGAACAGTTGGAAGCATCTAACCCCACAGCAACGCACCGAGTATTACAAGCAGTACGCCACTGCGGTATCTCGTGGTGACGGTGCCACAGGTGAAGCAGTTGTCGCCATTGAAGATTCGGTTCTGCGTGAACTAGCCTTACAGAAGGCCGTGAAGTCCGGGCGTCTGTCGGCTATGCCACAGATGCCCGTTGAACCCACATTCACTGGTACGTCTCGACCACGCGCCCCAAAGCGCGGGTCGTTCACTGTGGCAGATGAACCTGTCGCACCCGAACAGTCGGTGCGGCTGAGTGTCCCGAAGAAGGAACAGTACCGGGCCAGGTCTGCGTTTCAGAAGCTCGGTATCGAGCTTCCCGGTGGAGCCTCACTGCAACACGCTTTCGATCAGGCGACGCCTGCTCAGCGTCGTGCAGCTGCGAAGTGGGCTAAGGCAAACGGTTGGGTTCGTGCGGCGTCACCCGAACGAACCTACATGGACAACATTGGTGCAATGGCTGACGATGCCATCGTTGACGCCGATAACCGGCTACGCCAGTCCACCATCGAACTGAATCGCGCAAACAAGGTGGCTGACGCCGCATTGGATGCACAGTACCGTGGTGAAAAGAAGCTTGCGAACAGGGTTCGCGATGCCAAGTATGACGGTGCTCGCGCTCTGTACGACAACGACCTGTCGAATTACAAGGCTGCCCGTGACGCCTATGACGAGGCGATGGTGAAGTGGCAGGCCGAGGTTGACGTGTTCACTTCCCAAGACCCACTGTTCAAGGCGTGGGCGAGGGAGACTCGGCTGTGGCAACAGAAGCGCGATGGTGCTTCTAAGGTTCTTGGCGACAAGAAGGGCAAGTTCATTGATGAGAACGGTGACCTTGTTCTTACGCCACAGTTTGAGACGCAACTGGCGGGGTCAATCCCACTGGTTGACGCCCGCCGCTTCAATGCGATAGCAAGCGGAACTTTGAAGTGGGATGGTTCTGACACTATCCGCACTGCCGCGACCAAGACGTTCTATGCGGCGTCCACGGTCAACCGGGCGTTCCAACGCGTGTACCGTCCTGCGGTTCTGCTGTCATTGAAGTACACACCTCGTAACTTGTTTGATGCGATCTTGCGGAACACGGCAACCATTGGTGCCTCCCAACTGGACCCGAACACGATTCGGGCAATGGGGCACAACATGAAGGTGCGTGGGCAGAAGGCCGCAATCCGCCTAGATCACGGTGGCAAGAAGAAGCTGGGTCGCTTGCAGGATTCCGTGAGTGACGAACTGTATGGCGAGGGTGGCACGAAGTCTGTGGCCGACGCCTTACGGACGGACATTGAAACACTTGACCTTGACACTGCCGATCTTGCGAACTACAAGTCCTTTGAGGACATGTTCGCTCAGGCACACGCTCGCGCCGTAGAGCGCGAGAAGTTGATGTCAGAGTTGACTGGTGTTGATGCCGAGATTGCTCGCGGGCAAGGACGTCTTGCCGCGATAGGTAAGAAGTTGGACAAGCTCAGTGAACGTAAACTGCGTTCATCAAGCTATGACATTACCTATGGGCCTGACGTGACGGCTAAGGGTTACGCGGGTGAAGGCAAGGCTCTGCCCCCAGAGATTGCATGGTCCAACGCTTCAGCGCAAGAGACGATGGATGTCATGTTCGCCATGCGGGCGAACAGTCACATGAAGCATCTTCAGAAACAGTTCGGTGAACTTAACGGTGTTGTTCGTCAAAGTGACGAAAACTATTGGGAAGAGCTACATCACTTCGCCACCCGCACTCTCCGTGGTTCCAACCTGGCGAAGTTGCGGCTAGAGGAAGCCTCACCTAAAGAGTTCCTCACCTTCATTCGTAGTGAAGAGGGCGCTGGCCTGCGGCGCTTCGCGTCGTCTATGGGCAAGGACTTGAACTCTTCATCTGACCTTCTCCAATGGTTCGATGAGGGTGCTGACTCTCTACGTCGGTACTTCCCTGATGAGGGTATTCGTCAGAAGATTCTCAACGGACAAGACTTCACCGTGAATGACCTGCGTACAGCGCAGGCACAGTACGACCTTCCCGATGTGGTTGGTTACGAGTTGGCTGGTGAGCATGGCCTTGGGCCTGCCCAGATGGCAACCGTTGGTGCGTACTGGAATCGTTTCACGGACAGGGCGTTCAACATTTTGGGCAACATGCCTGAGTCGGCTATTGGCCGTTACCCGATGGTCAACGCCCAATACCAGTCGCACTTGTCTCAACTGGTTCAGTTCCACGGGCTTGACTACTCGAAGCGGAACATGGCTAAGTTGATGCGTCAGGCGGAACGTAAGGCTCTGCATGACGTGAAGGATGTCCAGTACACGGTTGAGCGGTACTCAAACATTGCCGCTGTCTTTGAGCCGGTGGCCCCATTCTTCCAATCGCAGGTCAACTCGACTCGTGTGTGGGCGAAGATCATTGGGAACGATCCGGCGATCCTTGCCAGGGCTAATCAAATCTGGAACGCCATTGATGGCGAGTATTCGATCCCGGTGGGCAAGGTAGCCAATGCCGATGTCGCCGGGTGGGAACAGTTGATGGGTGCGACGGGACTGGACAAGATTCCCGAGGACATTGAGTTCGCCATCACGCCACGCAATATCGCTTCGGCAGTGTTCCAACCGAACATGGCGTTGGAGAACGCCATGACGTCAACGGATGAGGACGGCAACTCCGTCACACCCAAGACTCAGGCGTTCCTACTGGGCCAGTTGATGCCATCGTTCGGTGGCTTGACGGCACCTGCCGCCAACCAGATCGTGAAGTCATGGGAAGGGATTCAGAACCCCAACTTCATGCAAGAGTTCCTTGTCGATATTGCAAAGTGGGCGAATGTTTACGGCGCTGATAGCGGCGAGATTCTGCCACTCGGCTTCGACTCCGCTCTGCCCGGTTGGAGTAAGAGTGTCGCCAGTGCGGTGAAGGGACTCGGCTCAGACAGGCTTGCCACGACAGCAGCTGCCATGTTCCGCTCAAATCAGATCAAGTGGAATCAGGCCGGTGCCCCCGCCGATCAGGTGCCCACCTGGGATGAGGCTGTACAGCAGGCGAAGGCCGTGGCCTTCTGGACTGCGATGGTTCAGTTCACTAACCCGTTCAGTGGTGCTGAACGCCAGGACTCCAACACGTTTATTCGTGACGAGATCAAAGCCATGTATGACTCCGGTAAGGAGTTCAGTGAAGTGGCGAAGATGGTGTACGAGAAGTACGGCGCTGACTATGCGCCGTTGCTGGGTTCGTCCACGAACAAGGTGGGTGGGCTTGCGGCCACGATGGAAACGGTGAAGTGGCTACGGGGTAATGAAGATGTTGTCTCCAAGTTCCTTGCCGGTGCGACAAGCACCGAAGAGCAACAGGAACGCATGGAGCAGTTGAAGATTCTCGTCCCTGAGTTGGCTCATGGCCCTTACGACAAGCGTGCGGCAGCACTGCTTCGCACGATGGATGTTCCTGGCATGAACCGCCAATACTACGATTCTGATAGGGACGAGATGCGACTTACTCGTGCCGATTCAGTCGCTAAGGGTTGGCAGACGTACAACCAGTTGGACGCCCGGTACAAGGCTGACGTTGAGAAACTGACAGCCCAGTACAAGGGCCAGAAGCGTGACGAAGGCTACTGGAATCGCAAGAACAAAATTGAGGATGCCCGGTGGTCTGTCATCAAGCAGATCAAGTCCACCTTCAACGGATGGAACGAGGACACCCGTTGGGGTGAGAACGATTCCATCAAGCCACAGGTGGGCTTGGAGTTGATTGCCCACGTTAGGGACAACCCAAAGTTGGCGAAGAAGTTGTATGCATCGAACCCAGAATACTGGGCGACGGTGGACACCTTCCTCGCCGTGAGAGATACGGCAATGGTGAACATTGCTAAGGCTGGTAGTACCAGGGATTTGTTCCGCTCAGGTGATGCGAAGAAGCGGGTTCGTGAAGAGCTTGACGACTACCAACAGGTGACGATGGAGTTGCAGAAGTCGAACGCTGACTTTGACCGCATGTTCAAGCGATTCTTCACTGGCGAGATGTATGCCACTGACAACACAGGGGTTCGTCGTGGACCTGTTATCGCCTTCAAGGGCCGGTGGATACCGCGTCCGTGGACGACGAATGAGCGACTGAGGCGAGGTTATGCAGCATGACAAGCAACAACGGTAACCCACTTAACGGTGGAGATTTGTACGGTCAACAGCTTGCTGGTGCCAACCCGTCTAGCGGGGTGAAGGGCACGACGAAGCCGAAGAAGAAGCCTGCGGTTGCGTCTAGCAGTAGCTCGTCTAGTGGTGGCTACTCTGGTGGTGGTTCGTCGTCAGGCGGTGGTGGGATGCCGGAGGCACCCACCAAGCATGAGGCCAGGGCCATTGTCATGGCTGGGATGAAGGACTACTTGGGACGCGAGGCGTCCAAGAAGGAAGTGGCTGCCTTCTTCAAGAAGTTCACGGACTTCGCTGCGGAGAACGACAACAATGTTTCTTCTGGTGTGCAGGATGAGTTCATGCAGGATTGGATTGAAGATCGTCCGAAACTTCGCAAGGAGTATGCCCAGTATTCGGTAGCAACGAAGTACATGGATGCGTTTGATCGTGCCCTAAGTTCGGCTAAGGAACTCTGATGGCCCAAACGAAAACGCAAGCACTGAAGGCATTGAAGGCTTCTGCTAAGTACAAGAAGGCAACGCCTGCCAGGAAGCAGGCGATGCGTAAGGCTGCCATCACAAAGTGGAACTCACAGCAACCAAAGAACTACACGGTTGCTGACCTTGCAGGTCGCAACCAATATCCTGCCGCACTACTTGAAACAGTTCCGGCGTTGAAGGAAATCTTCATCAATGCCCACATCCACGAGTGGGATGACCAGAAGATCCAACTAGCCATTGAGAACACTGATTGGTTTCGTGACCACTCAGTGCGATGGAAGGAAGTTGAGAAGTCTCGCGCTCACAACCCTGGCGAGTTCGATTTCAAGGTCAATAAGGCTAAGACGAACATTCGACTTCAAGCCAACCGGCTTGGTGTCGAACTGTCCGAGGAAGAGTTGAACAGTCTCGGCTCAGCGTTTGTGTATGACGATGGCTGGTCTGAGGCTGAAGCAAACCAATACCTTGGTGCCCACCTGAAGGTGAAGGAAGGCCAGGGTCTACTGGGTGAAGCTGGTAAGCGTGAAATGGATTTACGCAAGATGGCTTCCGACTACGGTATGGATTACCCGGATTCGTTTTACCGTCAGGCTGCACAGAAGTTCATTCAGAATGGCGACACTGCCGTTGAGACGCAGATCAAAAATGATGCAGCGAACACTTACGCCCAATGGGGTGATGACCTTCGCAACGGTAAGACTGACGTTAAGACTGCCGCCGGTTCATATCTACGGGCTTTGGAAAAGACGTATGACTTGGATAACGGTGCTGGCACTTTGAGTAACCCAATGGTCAAGCGGGCCTTGCAGGCACGCGATGAGCAGGGCAATCCAACAGTGAAACCTTTGTGGCAGTTTGAGGAAGATTTACGTCGTGACCCGAAGTGGCTCACGACTAACAATGGTGCTGAAACTATGTCCAAGGTTGCTGGTGGACTCTTGCAGGAGTGGGGGTTCTTGAACAATGGCTGACACACCTGAAGGCTGGGACACACAGCTAGGCAATCTGTCCGATCAGACGAACCCAACAATCCTTCGTCGCCTAGCAATCATCAAGGACATGTATTCCAAGATCGGTTTGGGTGAACTGTTTGACACCCTCATCTTGGAAGAGGTTGTCCGTGACCCGAATCAAACGTCTCGTGAGGTTCTGAAGTCGAACAAGATTCAGGACTCCGAGGTTTACAAGAAGCGTTTTAAGGCTAACGATGCCCGCATTGCTAGTGGCCTTAAGCCACTAGACCCAGTTGAGTATGTGCAGCTTGAGGAGACGTACAAGCAGTACATGCAGCAGGCTGGACTACCTAAGGGCTTCTACGACAACCCTGACGATTTCCAAGACTGGATCGGTAAGGGTGTTGCGGCAACTGAGGTACAGGGTCGGGTGCAGATGGCAGCCGATGCTTACCAAACCCTTGAGGCTAACGACCCAGGTCAGTTGCAGGCGTTGCGTGATATGTACGGCGTAGGCCGTGATGGTGTCATGGCTTACTTCCTTGACCCAGACAAGGCAACCTCACTGTTGGAGAAAACCAACCAGTTGAACGCAAGCAAGATTGCTGGTGCTGGTAACAACTTTGGCGTGAACACCGCTAAGGCGCAAGCGGAGTCGCTTGCAGCCAAGGGTGTCACTGAGCAGGAAGCCCGTGAGCGTTACCGAGGTATCTCTGCTGAGGCAGATCAGGTCGCCAAGCTTGGTGGTATCTACGGTGACAGTGTTAGTTCCGAAGATCAGGTCACTGAGGCGTTTGGCCTCAGTGGTGCCAACGAGGTAACCAAGCGTAAGAAGAAACTTGCATCGAAGGAACGTGCCGCATTCAGCGGCACCAGTGGTATTGCTCAAGGGTCTTTGGCCCAGAAGAAGCAAGCCATCTAAATCCCGCTGAACACTTTGCAGGGTTTCCATACTGCACTTTGCAGTTTCCGTTTCCCGAAACTGCATGTTTCTCCTTATGCGAAACAGTGCCTTTGGAGAAACACAAACGCCCCAGGGACTTGATCCCTGGCTCGACGTGGCGGTGAGAGCGGTGTAGCCCACGGGCAGCCCTCTTGCGTCCCACCGCCACGTTTCTGTGCCCATAGCTCAACTGGTAGAGCAACGGTCTCCAAAACCGTAGGTCGAGGTTCAAGTCCTTGTGGGTATGCGATTAGCCAACCCCTCTGCAATGTCAGCAAGGGTTGTGGCGGGATACCGCCTGACGTTCCATTCCGTTGCGTATCCGAATGGACATTCCCACACCGAAAAGCGCTGAGTAGGTGTGGTCAATGCTTGCGGCCCCCTGCGGGGGATAGCCGAAGGCAGTCAAGAAGTTCCTTGAGTTCTGGGGTCTTGACTGCCGCCCATTCTCCATCGTCTACCGACCGGCCAGACGGTGAGTACAAGCCCGGTAGTAACAGCCACCACAACACGCCCCGTTTTGTGGTGAGGGTTGCGTAACACAGAAAAGGTACGGGTGTAACCACCATGAGTAATTTCGACCTGGATGACTGGGACGATGAAGAAGAAGAATCCTCAACTGGTCCTGCGAATCTTCGCAAGGCTCTCAAGGATGCTCAACGAAAGTTGAAGGCAGCCGAACAACAGTTGGCTGACCAAGGCAAGACGATCCGTAAGCGCACCATTGGTGACGCTATTGCAGCCAAGGGACTTAATCCCAAGTTGGCTGCTCTTGTGCCATCTGACATTGAATCGACTGAAGAGGCGATCAATGCGTGGGTGGAAGAGTTCGCTGATGTGTTCACACCTGCGAGTGTGGGCAAGGAATCCGAGGGTGGCTCCGAGGGTTCCGAAGGACAGGTCGCCAACCAGTCCTTCTACACCGAAGAAGAACTCGCTGCACAAGGGATCATCAACCGCGCTAACGGCGGTCATGCCGCACCTCCGGGGAGTGAAGCCTCAACTTTTGAAAAGTTGCAGTCGGCTTCAAGTATGGAAGAGATTCTTCAAATTGCTCAGGGTGGGTAGCAAGACAACCCTTATCCCATCTAGCAAGTTAGGAGGTGATGTTGGTGACTAACTACTACTCCACCACGGCGGATATTACTGGCCCCCCGGTAGGTACTGGTACATCCAACCTCATCACTACCGCTTACGACAAGATGGTCGGCTTTGCCCTTCGCTCGGAACCACAGTTCCGCGCGTTGATTTCAAAGCGTCCAGCTGATGTGAGCCATGCAGGTTCAGTTGTTCGCCTTCAGAAGTATGCAGACCTTACGGCTGTGTCTTCGGCTCTGACTGAGAACGTCGATCCTGATTCGGTTGCTATCGGCAACACGAGTTATGTGGACATTACTCTCAACGAGTACGGCAACTCAGTCTTGACGACTGAGAAGTTGGCTCTTGAGTCTCTGTCGGCTATTGATCCTGCTGTCGCCAACCTGGTTGCATTCAACATGCGTGACTCTCTGGACTCTCTTGTTCAGACTGTGATGCGTGGCAACCTTCGTCGCGTGAAGAACATTGCAGGCACGTTGACTGCTGTCACTGACGGTACCGCCACGGTGTCCGGCATTGATGCGGCGGACAAGATCACGTCTGCTTATGTTCGCTACGTGGTGTCGAAGCTGCGTGCAGCGTCGGCGCAGACGATTGGTGGCAAGTTCGTCGGGTACGTTCACCCAGATGTGTCGCACGATCTTCGTGCCGAGACGGGTGCTGCGGGTTGGCGCGATGTTCACAACTACTCCGGTGCAACAGCAGTGTGGGCGGGTGAAATTGGCGAATATGAAGGCGTCCGTTTCATTGAAACCCCGCGCTGCTACCAGGCAACTGATGGTGAAAGCTCCGCGAAGGTTTCGCGTAGCTACATCCTCGGTGCCGAGGCTCTTGCGGAGGCAGTTGGGCGTGAGCCTGGTGTCGTTGTCGGCCCGGTAACTGACAAGCTGATGCGTTTCCGACCTGTTGGTTGGAAGGCACTGCTTGGTTGGGGCATTTACCGCCAGGAAGCTATCTGGCAACTCAACCACGGAACGACTTACTAACAGTAAGTAACTTCCGTTGTGCCCTGTCCCTACCCCCCAACTCCGGGGTAGGGGCGGGGTACACCCACTGGAGGACGAATGGAATTGACGGCGGCACTGAACGCCATTGCTGGCACTACTGGGCTGGAAGCCCAGGGTGCAGCGAATGTGATTGCCGGTACTGATGGGCTTGCCCTTGTTGGTGCTTTGAATGTGGCGGCCACACCTGTTGGTGTGGTCGGCTATCAACCGTCAAAACTTCGTACTCCTGGCGGTACGGGCAACTATGCGAGTTGCCCTCGCACTGCCGCTATCGGTTCGATCACTGGTGACCTGGATGCTCGTTGGGTTGGGTCGCTGGATGACTGGACTCCTGCAACATATGCCTCACTCATTTCTCGCTACGTCACCATTGGCAACCAACGCGGCTGGATGCTGACAATCAACGCCGGAGACGGACTACCAGTGCTGTATTGGTCGGGGGATGGCACAGCGATTTTGACTGCGACTGCGACTGCGGCACCCACTGTCGCCAACGGTGACATTCTTGGCATCAGGGCGACCCTTGATGTGAACAATGGGGCGGGCGGCAAGACGGTCACCTTTTACACCAGTGCCGATCTTGGTGAAACGTGGGTGCAACTGGGTTCCCCTGTGACTTCCGCTTCAACAACGTCCATCTTCGACTCTGCAACAACAGAGTTGGAGATTGGTTCCCGTGGTGCGGGCACCGCACAGTTCTCCATTGGCTACTGCATCAGGGCTGAGGCCCGCAACGGCATCAACGGAACCGTTGTCGCTAACCCTGACTTCACTTCCAATCCCAATGACTCGGACGGCTACGCCCCCGATGCGGCAGGTAACACATGGACATTGCATGGCACTGCGGCACTCGCCAACGACGGTGCCGCCATTCCCAGTGTGTCCGGTGAATCACCGCGACTTGAACTTCAAGGCGTACTCAACCTTCTGGGTGGCACGTCTGGTCTTGGCGTGAACGCCGCTGCAACTACTTGGATGGAGTCCCTGTGAGTCGCTATGTAACAGGCACATATGAGCATCCAGACGGAACCCCACACAAGGGTTCCGTTCTATTCTCTCCGACTGTTGCCATTCACAACGGCGAAGAGATAGTGCTCCCTGCCGCGTCCCGTGTCAGGTTGGACGCGACTGGTTCGTTCGGTATCGACTTGACGTGTACTGACGACGCTGACTGGTCACCAGAAGGGTGGGCGTGGAAGGTCATCGAGAAGGTTGAGGGTGGACGTACCTTCTACTTTGAATTGCCTGATGGTGATGACGTGAACTTGGCTTCATTGACGCCACTGTCATCTGCCCCACCCTTGTATTCACAGGGTGGTGTGTCATCGAGTGATAACACGAAGCTGTCGATCACTAGCAACCTGTCTGATCTGGCTGACGCCAGTACAGCCAGAACCAATCTTGGTCTTGGCAATGTTGCCACCTTGAACACTGGTACTTCGTCTGGCACTGTCGCCACTGGCGACCACACCCATAGCGCAGATGATATAACCGACCTTCCTACCGCCTCCATTGAGAATGAGGCGTACTGGGATGGCGACTCTTGGCCTACTCGGCCAACTGTCGCTGCCGGTGTCTCAGTGATGTGGCTGTCCTTGCAGGACACAGCGGCCACTCCACCTTCGGGTGCATCAACAGGTGACCGCTGGTACCGAGCACCTGGCTCCACGTTCTAATGCCCGCCGAACTGTGGACGTTGGAGAGTGATGGGCAGTGGCGTACGGAATACCGTACGTCTTATTCGGTGCGAGACAACCTTGTGTACGGAACGTACCGACCGGATGCAAGCACGACAGGCATCCTGTCTGATCGTGCTGACTTGGAAGTGGTGGTCGGTAACTACCAAACCAGTTCGGCTAACGAACTACATGAAGGCAAATGGTTCAAGGGCAAGGTCACTGTCAAACATCCCGGCTGTGTATTTAGGAACTGCCTCATTACTGGCGACACGGCTGGGCCTTCGTCGCCATCATATTCGGCGTTCACTAACTATGACCGTTTGACTACGAGGACGATCATTCAGGACTGCACGATTGAGGCCAGTGTGTTGTCGGTGTATTCCGGTAACGGAATCCACGGCAAAGACTACGAACTGTACCGCTGCGACATCAGCGGTTGGGTTGACGGCATCGGCATGTACGACCGCAACTGCATTGCCAAGGGCAACTGGGTTCACGGCTTGACGTACTGGTCGTGGGATCCGTCCCATTCGGATGGGTCACACAATGACTGCATTCAGGTGCATGGTGGTGACAACTTCACGATTGTTGGTAACAGTCTTGAGGGTGGGTACAAGATCAATGCTTGCATCATGGTCACGCAGGACACGGCACCTACATCGAACTTGACGATTGATAAGAACTGGCTGATCTCCGAATACTCGCCCACTGCTTCGGCCACTGCTTGCGGGTTGAACGTGTCTAACACTGGGTCAGGTGGCGGCGGTGCCGCCATGACTGGGGTCACGATCACAAACAACTTCTTCTCCCCGTACACAAGCTTCAGTGCGAACTGGTCTGCACTTGTGGATGCGTCCACTCGGACGGCAGCCACGATCTCCCATAACTACAACCTCGGCACCACGACTCTAGCTAAGGGTTTGCACTATGGCGTATAAGTCGAACAACTGTGAAGGTGCCTCCAACGGCACCGCGATCTCTGTCGCTAACTCTGATGACAATGCTGCCGGTGACGCCCTGGCCGTCACCACTGGTGGCACACGCCAGTACACAAGCGCGTGGGCAAATCATGGCACTACCTCATGGGAGTGTTCCGCTACTAGCGGCAACACGGCCATCCTTGGTTTCACCCAGACCGCTTCTGCGGGCATGAGTGTGAGGGTGTACTTCCGGGTAACGGCGCTGCCTTCGGCAACGTGTGCGTTCCTGCAAATGCGTTCCGACACGGACTCTGCCCGTGGGGCCATCCAAATGAAAACCGATGGCAAGTTGGAGATCGGCACATATGGTGGTGTCGCTGCTACCACCACAATGGCTTGCAGCATTAACACCACTTACCGCATTGAGTGGCGGCAGATCAAGGGCACTGGTTCCGGTGACGGAACTGTTGGTTTCAAAATCTTTGCCGGTGAGTCAACGACTCCACTAGAGACGTATGAGTCCTCTGCCCAGAACTGTGGCACTAACGATTTAGTCAGTTGGCGGCTAGGCAAAATCACAGGTATTGCGTCCACGTTCGCGATCATGTTTGACGACGTGGCAATGGAAGACCAGGGCACCACGTTCCTTGGGCCTCTGCTCGGCCTGTCCGATCTGACGTTCACCACTGCACGCAAGATCACAGTGGACTGCACAGGGTCAGTGGGAACACTGACTTGCACTCAAACATCTGGCACTTCGGTTGGCTCCATCAGTGGGCCAACCTCATCGGTGTTCACCATCACTCTTCCCGATCACAAGGATGTTCTTGTGTTCACAGTGTCAGCCGATGGTGACGGTGATGCCGTCACCGACACCTTCAAGGTGTACCCGGACAACTTGAGCAACGTCCTCGTGTATGCGGGTGGCGGAGCTTCCGATATAGCGAACTGGGAGTAAGTAATATGGCATGTTCGTCTGGCTGCCCAACACAAGATCACGCCAACTGGGGTGAATGTGTGAGGGATAAGAACCTTCAACTGAATGGACTGGAATCACTAGGTGGTAACCGCACCGCACAGAAAGCCCAAGATCGTGAACTTGCGCTTTACGGGGAGGCTCGCGCTGCTGGCTTACAACCTAAATCCACCAACACCGCAGACTCCCTTGCCGTCCTCGAATCGAACGGATAGCGAATGAGTACATACAACGACCTGGTGGAGGACGCTTTAGCGATCCTTCGCGGCTATGTGATTAGTCAGGACCAGTCCACTCACTTGACTGCCGCCATTGATTCCGATGACCTTGTGTGGTCGGTCGGTGATGCGTCCCGCCTGAGTGCGGGACGTTGCGCCGTGGATAACGAAACCGTCTACATTGATTCGTTTGACACCACGAACAACACGATCACCATTGCCCCGTACGGGCGGGGCATGGACGGTAGCGAGGCCGAGTCACATGAGTCTTTAGCTCAGGTGATTAATAACCCTCGCTTCCCCCGTCACCGCGTGAAGCGGGCCATCAACGACACCATCAAACAGGTGGGGTCGGTTGGCCTGTTCGCTGTCTCGAATGAGTTCTTCGACACCGAATCAAATGTGGTGTCGTATGAGATGCCTGTTGAGGCTGTCCGAATAATTGATGTGCAGTTTGAGGCAGCTGACGATAAGTGGATTCAGTTGCGAAATTGGAAGTTCGACCAGTCCATTTCCGATGCCACCCATTCAACGGGTAAGGCTGTTGTCACTGGCCTGCTTCCCGCTGACCGCAACATGCAGGTCACGTATGCGTTTGATCCCACCGAACTGGACGCTGACTCCGATGAGTTTGAGGACACGACGGGTCTGCCTGAGTCGTGCCGGGATGTCATCGTGTTCGGTGCCTGCTGGCGGCTGCTGTCCGCCATTGGCCCCGGGCAGTTGGACTCTGCCGCTATCAGTGCCCAAGACCTTGATGGCCGCAGGCAGCAGGGCCAACAGGAGGCATCTGAATCTTTGCAGATGTACCGCTCATTCAGTCAACGCTTGAACGAAGAGCGTGCTCGCCTCCTTGATCGTTACCAATCACCCATCAACAACACGAGGTTCTGATGAGCAGACGCTACTACTCTTCCGTTGCTGTCCCCACGACTCTTTCATCCGGCGTCACTGATTCGGGGACCACGTTCGCGTTGGCCGCTTCGACGGGGTTCCCGTCAAGCTACCCGTTCACTCTCATCATTGATGAGGACACGGCCTATGAGGAAGTGGTGACTGTTACCGCTTCACTTGGCGGTAACTCATTCACTGTCACCCGTGGTGTCGATGGGACTACCGCTCAGGCACACAGTGCCGGTGCCGCTGTACGACACGGGTTCTCCAAGCGTGACTTGGATGAACCGAATGAACACATCAGCCTGTCGGCTGGTGTGCATGGTTTGACTGGAACTGTGGTTGGCACGTCTGATACTCAGACTCTCTCCAATAAGACGCTAACTGCGCCAACGATCACTGGCGCTGTGACACTTTCTGACGGCCTCACAGTGTCAACGGGTGCGGCAGCTGCTCGCGTCATAGTAAGCGCGAACGCTGGTGTCACGGCTCAATACTATTGGAAAACTGGATCAACCTCACGATGGGTGATGCGTAAGAACAGCGACGCGGAATCCGGTTCGGATGCCGGATCAAACCTGGAACTGTTGCGACTTGACGACACGGGCACCGTGACTATGACGGTGTGGACAATCAACCGCGCCACTGGTGCAACCACATACACGGGTGCAGTGACATTTGCTGATGTGACTTTTGCTGAGGCCAAAAACATTGCGCTTGGTACAACCACTGGAACCAAGATCGGTACGTCAACTTCACAGAAGTTGGCGTTCTACAACTCGACCCCGATCGTGAAACCAAGTGGTTCAATCATCACCGCTTTGTCGAACCTTGGGTTGGTGGCGTCGCCCACGTTGGCTTCAACAGCATTGTCGGATACAGCCGACATTGCATACCTCACCAGTAGTCAAACTCTGACGAACAAGACGTTGACTACGCCAACGATTGCATCGTTCACCAACGCAACCCATAACCACAGCAATGCCGCTGGTGGCGGCACGATCCCTACGTCATCTATCACTAAGTCTGCGTGGACTTCGTACACCCCAACCCTGGGTGGCGGGTGGACGGCTGGCACCTCCACCGCAACGGGTGCCTACGAACGTGTAGGTGACACGGTGCATGTCCGTGGCAAACTGGTGCTGGGTTCGGGGATGGCCCTCACGTCTACACCCACTCTGTCGCTGCCACTGGCCGTCAAGTCGGGCGTGATATGCAACGGCCATGCCTACCTTGAAGACAATGGAACAACCTCCTATGTGGCTGTTGCGGATTTCAGCGGTTCGACCGCAGACATCTGGGGCATTGGAACGAACGGGTCAAGGTTTAACCTCACCTCATCTGTGCCGTTCACTTGGGCTGTTGGTGACATTATTTACTTCAACGGAACATATGAGACGGATGCCGCCTAATGGCTTCCTTCGACATTACCGAGGGAGTAGTTGGCACCCTTGGTGTGGGGTCGGGTGCAGCCACCACCTACACCAACACCAACTTCCTCTACAACTTTGCTATCGGTGGCCTGCCATTCCTGGCAGGCATCCGTGACGATG